CTGAACTAAAGGCTAAGTATGATACAGCCAAGGCTTTATTCAAAAGAGAAGAAGATAAGCGTATAGCACGCAAAGCAGAGATTGATAATGCTGTTGCCAAAGAAAAAACAGAAAAAGAAACTGCTAAGAAAAAAGAATCTCTTAAGACTGAATTACCTCAACTTGAATATCAATTACAGGTTGCGATAAATAAGGGTGATGCTGGCGCTATTAAAAAAGCTCAAGATGCAATCACAGCAGCACAAGATAAAGCTACAGGCATTAAGGCCAAGGGCGAAGAAAAGGTTGTTCAAGGACAGGATACAGTCCTTCAGGATGAAGTTAGCCTTACTGATTTTCTTAAGGACGCTAGAGGTAACGTTGAAAAAACCAAGAAACTTCAACAGGCACTTAAAGACGCTAAAGTCTATAAAGGTCCAGTTAATGGTGTATTTAACGCGGTTGCTTTAATTGCGGCTGCTCAAGAAGCAGAAAAAAAGTTAGACCAATATGCTAGTTTAGATTTAACTTTTACTGACCGTTTTGAAGGTTATGCAGAATTAGCAAAACGTGAAACTGGAGACGGTAGCGGCTTAGGACTTACAAAGAAAGATTTGCCTTCACGCCAGATCTACCAGTACACTGATGCAGATAAGCAAAAGATGATTGATGATGTATCTGTAACCTTGCGTGGTCAGGGTATTACAGATGCTGATAAGTCAGCAAAGTGGTACAAGGACCTTAAGAAGTCTATTGACAATATGATTTCTACTGGAACTTTATCAACGACTAAAGATGTCTTTAATCCTGTAACTAAAAAGATGGAAAGCAGAACTATTACCACGCCAGGCTTTTCACAAGAAAAGGCTGCTGCTACTGTAGAGAAGGCTATCCGTCAGGCAACACCTGAAGATGTAGCACGCAAAGAGCGTGTTGATTTCACAAGCTGGATGTTTGGAACATTAGGAGGTTCAAATGGCTAATACTCCTGAGCAGACTCAATATGATTCAGACCTCGCACAGTTAAACAACACTCCAAAAAGTAGTATTGGAGTTGCTGCTTGGGATCAACTAAAAAAAGCTTTTGATGCTAAATATCCTAATGGTCGCCCAGAAACAACAGAAATTACTGATGCTTCCATTGCTTCAGGTCTTAAGGCAGCAACTAATCTTGGTATTGGTGAGGCACTCCTTAATGATCCTACATACGGAGCAGAACTTCAGAAAGTATTTACTCTTTACAAAACAAACAAGTTAGCAGCAGCAGACCTACTGTTTAAGAGCAAATGGGCTAAGTTAGATACGGATGTACGTGACCGTTATCTAATGAAATTAGAAAACTCTGACCTCTATAAAGAGCGTCTTAGAAGTTGGCTACTTGGCATCAAGCCAAAGCTCAAGCAAGATGGGCTGACGCTTACAGATGCACAGCTAGAAGACTATTACAAAAGAGGCATTGACGATTTAACAATCTTTGATGAGGCTCGTTCTGGCAGTAAATTTGAACCAGGTAAAACTGGTGGCACACAGGCAACTGATTACAACGCATTGCTCTCAGTAGCCACACGCAATGGTATATCTACATCATTGCTTCCAAAGGTACTTGGCTTTGACACCATTGATGAGGTTCTTAAGGATCTTCAAACTGGTGCATCTATTGATGACTTTACTCAAAAGATTCGTAACTATGCCAAGACTGCTATGCCTGAGTATGTTAAGAAACTTATAGATCAGGGTCAAGATTTAACAGATATCATTAACCCTTATCGTGCAACTATCTCAGATGTACTAGAGATTCCTTACAACTCTATTGATGTTACAGATAAGAATATTCAAAATGCTCTTGCTAGTAACATAAGCCTTGCAGATCTGCGTAAGCAACTCCGCAAGGATGACCGTTGGCAGTACACAGATACAGCTCGTAGCGAGGTAGCAAATGTCACTAGACAAGTCCTTCAAGACTTTGGATTTATGGGGTAAACAATGGCAAGAATGAATCCTGATGAAATGATGCTCGATGACGGTGAAGCCACCGGCAAGCGAAGAGTTCGTGCCAAGGCACCTGACACTCCTGAAATGACAGATGCTGAGGTTAAGGCTGCTTCTATTGCTGCTGCAAGAGAATTAGCAATGGTTCCTTATGCAGAACTTCCTGCTGATGAGCGTAAGGCAATGAGTCAATCAGAAAAAACTGCTTATATTAAAGAAGCTCGTGAAGAAAAAGCCCGTATTGATGCAGAAGAACGTGCTGCCTCTAATCCAATGTTTGATTTTACTAATCGCCCAGAGGCACCAGCATCAGATGGCGATTTTATTAACTATTACAGTTGGGTTGGTGGAACAAATTCTGGTGAGTGGAGACTTTATCGCGCACCAAATACTCCAGAAAATGTAGCAAAGTATGGCTCACGGGCAATAGGTGGTGCTACTCAGGCAACCCCAGGTAGCGCTGTTGGTGCAAATGCTTTAATAGACCAACCACAACCTGTTAAAGATGATAAAGGAAATGTTACTGGTTGGACTACTGATGGTACTGGCGGTGCTGACGGTGCTGGTGCTGGTGCTGGTGCTGGTGGCGGTGGCGGTGGCGGTGCTGGCGGTGGCGGTGCTGGAGGTGCTGGAGGTGGCGGTGCTGGTGGTACAGGTGGTACAGGTGGTACAGGTGGTACAGGTGGTACAGGTACCGGTTTTTATACAGCATCTGATGGCAAAACATTTACAGATGCAGATTCTTACACTATCTACCAATCTGGGCTAGACGATAAAAAGCAAGGTAGAGTTTCTGCATACAATCTTCTCTATGATGAGTTTGATAAGTATGGACTAGGAACTTTGGTATCAGACATTAGAAACATTCTTGTAGAAGGTTCTCTTGACCCTGCAGAGTTTTCTCTTAAGGTACGAGGAACAGATGCTTACAAAGCAAGATTTGCAGCAAATGAAGCACGAATGGCTAAGGGTCTTAGAGCACTGAGTCCTGCTGCATACATTGCGTTAGAAGACCAGTACCAAGAAGTTATGCGTCAATACGGTTTACCTGAAAGTTATTATGCAAAAACTGGCACAGGCGTTCAAGAAGGTTTTAGAAAACTTATTGAAAACGATGTCAGTAATATAGAATTAGAAGACCGCATTTCTACTGCACAAAAGCGTGTGCTCAATGCTAACCCAGAAGTTACTACAGCACTCAAGCAGTTCTATCCTGATATCACTAACGCTGACATCTTGGCATACACTCTTGATCCTAAGAACGCTATTGAAAACATTAAGCGTAAGGTAACAGCAGCGGAAATTGGCGGAGCTGCAATCCAGTCAGGATTGCAAACTGGCGTATCTCGTGCAGAACAACTAGGCGCTGCTGGTGTTACTAAGGATACAGCAGAAAAAGGATTTGGAACTATTGCCGGTGGACTACAGCGTGGTTCACAACTTGCATCTATCTATGGAGAAGATCCATATACACAGACTACTGCCGAGAAAGAAGTCTTTGGACTTGCTGGAAAGACAGAAGCAGAGAAGCAACGCAAGAAATTAACTGGACTAGAAAAGGCTACCTTTGGTGGTCAGACTGGTCTAACAAGTGGAGCCTTAGCACGAGATCGTGCTGGCGCTTACTAAATAAAAAGCCTGCCAATGGGACGACTGGTCCATTGGAGCGACAACAATACCAGTAGCTAGAGCCACACCGTTTCCCCAAACGAATGTGAGGCTAGCGCCAACAACTAATAGGGAGAAGGACCACTATGTCCAATTACGACTACGAGGATGATGACGACTTCGATATGAATGACTCATCAAACGATCTAGTAAAGCAACTACGCAAAGCGTCTAAGCAGAAGGACAAAGAACTAAATGAGCTTCGTGCTCAGTTCGATGGACTTAATAAGGCCCAACGCGAAAGAGCAATAAAGGATGCCCTCGCAAGTCGCGGGGTAAACAGCAAAATTGCTTCATTTATCCCACAGGATATAGACCCAACTGAAGAGTCTGTATCTAAATGGCTTGAAGATTATGCCGATGTATTCGGTATTGAAACAGGCCAAACCCAGGCAACACCTAACGTAAATCCAAACGATGCTGCAGCATACAAGCGTATGACAAACTCCGCAGACTCTGGTGTTTCACCAGAGCACAATGGAGACATTATGCAAAAACTTATGAACGCTAACAGCAGAGAAGAATTGGATGAAGTTATCAGATTGTCTGGACTCTAATCCGATCCTAAAACAGAAAGGCTAGACCATAAATGGCTATCCCAACCGGTACCCCTACCACCACGTCTAGCATCAGCAACCTCGTACAAGCAGCATACGATCAGTATGTAAGAATGGCACTTCGTTCCATTCCTGTTATGCGTTCACTTGCAGATGTTAAGCCAGTGCAACAGGCAATGCCAGGATCATCAGTTGTTTTCTCAATCTATTCAGATTTGGCTCAGGCTACATCTACATTGACAGAAACTTCAGATGTTTCAAGCATCGCACTAGGTAACCCATCACAGGTTACAG